CATAATCTTCTGAGACATTACATCCAAGTGAACAATGTCATTATCCCGTGGCGAAACAGGAATCTCTTGACCTGCAATGATAGATTGCAATTCAACAATCTGTTGACGTGTAGCCTCAATAGCCAGCGTCTCCACTTGATCTTTTGGCAAGATAACTTGGTTTGCAATGCTTTCACCCAACTTCCGCGACCAATCAAGTTTCAACAACTCGTCTTGGTTCACGTTAGGATTACCAGTGTAGCGTTGCACCATCATATCCAACATTGCATTATCCTGCGCTTGAGTGTCGGGTAGTAGCTCTTCGGCAGGGCTATACGCCATGAGGAGGATGTCACTTGGGGGAAGATTACGCTCCATCATGTTAAGGCAGCAATTGATTGCTTCCTCATCGAGATGTTCAGGAACTTCAAAAGGAACTAGGAATGATGGAAGATCCATCACAGAACGATCAAAAGCATCAACGACTTCGCGTCTAGCCCAAACTGCGTTAGGAACCATTTGCCGTGCAATATCAAGACGTGTCTTTAGTTCAGAGGCAGACTTAACGTGTTCTGGATGGCAGATACCACGTTGCATACGTTCAACGCACTTGGAGTATTGTTTCGTCCATCGCATCAAGATGCCTTCGCGCAGTTGGTTCTCAATAGCTGCAACACGATTAACTTCAGATGCCGTTGCGCGACCTTGCTTTTCACCGATAGCTTGACCGGGCAAGAACGTGCCAACTTGGATTTCAGCTAGTCCACTAATAAACTGATCTAGGCGCAAGAAATCATCAACATCAGCAGGAAGACTTTGTGGAATGACTTCATATCCTTCAGCGATATAGCAGATAGGGTGATGGACAGTAAGTGGTGCTGCTCCAGCTTTAGCATTTGGCCCCTTCTTGAGCAACAGCATTCCTTTAAGATAGACGTTATCAACAACAAGGTTACGAGCTTTATCAACAGCAATATGCGTGTTGTATAAATCACGTCCTGCACCACGGGAACCCATTAGATTGCCATTGCCAATCTCGATAGCAAACAACGATAAGCATTCGCTCATTTTATTGTAACGATCAATCTGCGTACAAATCTCGTCACCGCTCTTGTCATCAAACAAGAATCGGCTAATCTTGCCATGTGGTTCTTTAACGAGCAACTCACCTAGCTCAACATATTTCGCGTCATTCTCGTAGCTTGCTCCGTAACTACCTTCACGAATCCAGTCTTCGTAACGCCTTGCGTCATCATCAGAATCAAGAGTTCTTCCAGCAGGAACAGCGTTGTTAATGGACTTAACCAAGTTCTTAACGTGCCAACCAGCCATTGCAGACATAACTGGATCTTCCAATATAGGAAGCAACTCAGCAATTTGATACCTGCGCTTTCTTGCCCAAATCGGAGTTCCTTCAACTTCTTGCGGAGTCTCGATAGAAAAGAAAGTGTAATCCTGTCTTAGAAATTCTGGTTTCCAGTCACGAAGATCATCCCAACAAACGCCACAAAAACCAAAAGTTGTGTTCTCATGTACAATTTGCGCCAATAAATCATCATGTCCAGACCATCCACGGATTGTCTTAGTGATCTCCTCACGAAATACTTTTGTCTTGTTTTCAGCGTCTACTCCTTCGACTGGGAACTTGGAGAAAGTGAGAGTTGCAGCTTGTTCGATGACTTGCCGAAACGGAGGTTGAATTCGGCTAACCATTGTGGAAAGAAAACCAGTAGGGCGATTAGACCGCCAGTTCTGACCCATGCTTTCCAGCTTTTTAGCACTATATGGAGGCTCATTGTTTAACTTTTTCTGAATTAGTTGATTTTTTTTATTCCTCTCGATATTCTGCTGTTTAAGCCTGCGATATGCAGAGTACGCCTGAGCGGCATCTTTGAAAGTCCGCTTAACTTGCAGAGTATCTTTATTAACAGTATCGGAATTATTGCCAGTAGTAGGATCAACAACATCAAGATCGAGGATGCGAGGCTTATCGTGTGCATTAGTAATCCTTGGAGATTTATTCGCATAACTATCAGTAACGAATGCAGGAAGTGGTTTAAGAACGTCTGCCATAATTTATTTTATATTCATCCAGCAATAATCTGGAGTGGAGGTTGCTTGGGAAAGTTTATTCTTGTCAAAGAAAATTGCGCTACGGTTATCATGTCGCATAATGCTACATCCTCCTAATTTAGTTGACGATTTGGTATCTCTACCATTACGGACACTTGCGCTGATTCTATCTGCTGCGGAAATACAAGATGCACATCCACCACGCCAGTTTTTATTGTGTTGACAACCTTTGCAAATTTTTGCTCTTTCCTCCGCAAGTTCATATGAGACTAGATTGTTTGCAGTTTTTGAATTAAGTAGATTCCTTGCCCAAGTCGTGATGTCGTTTAGCAACGATTGCTGCGCAGACTCAGGATGGACGCTTGTTACAACCACCATGTCAACTCCATGACAGAAGTTAGGCCAGTTAGAACAAATGTAGCTATTAACGTCACCTTCTACGTCACCAACAGGCAAATGATTCTCTGCTCTATAGTTTTCTACAACTTTAAGTAAGTCTTCATACGAATGCCCTATCAACTTTGCGTCTGAATCAAAGTAGTGCCAACCGCCGGGCGGTATCATTCCAAGAATAACTTTTGCCATGAGTTCGATGGTAATATGTTAAAATATCAAGATTTGCAAGCGTTTTTTATCATTTTTGATGTATCAAGCAAGCAAATCACTCAGAAAAATCAATATATTCAATCTTATCAACAATACTTTTCATTCCTCGATCCATTAACATTGGCAATGTTTTTTTATCTTCAACCATTGTTGCAATAGCTCCACCACGTTGACGCATTAAAAATACTAGCAATGAAAGCGAATCCAACGCATCTGGAGAATTTTGCCTAGTGCGCTTAACATAATCTTTTTTACTTTCCACGCGAACCATGCCTTTACCCTTTTGCATATAGCGTCTCCCAGTAGCTTGACGAGTTAAAGCATCGTTGCGGAACCCCGGTGATATTTTCAAATACTCAAACTCCAAATACTTTGCCACTCCAAAAAGAAGCTCGGTGACAACCCCATTGTAAAGCTCACTGGCTTTCTGCGAGTCGTCACCAAGAATGTGTGTTTCCGTTGCAGCCCATGAGTAATTCACTCCCATGACTTCACTTCCAAACAATGTCTTTAACGAATCATGGATTCCTGCGCCGTTACCAGTTCGATCAACGCACAACCAATTCGGTGCAATCTTCATGTTCTTGCAAAACTTAATTATGTTATACGTCTGCTCTAACGTAGCTGCTTTCGGAAACGTAATCTGAGAATCCATTTGCAATACCGTCCTCGGAGTCTTGAAATCAATAAATTGTCCGCTCATTGGTGTCCATCCATCACAAAGACCAAATCGACCGAAAGAACAAATAACTTGGTCGTTACCCTCCAACGCCAAATCGAAAGCTGCTAGCGGCACTACAGGCCCAATAAACCGCACGTTACCCATTGCGTTATCCATCATGCTAGGAGTAATGATTGCCATAGAAATTCCTTCCTGTGGGAACCAACCTCTAGCCATTGTAAAATATTCCGCAGTGCGTCCTTTTGTTTCGTATGCCGTATAACCTTCGTTTGTTTGTAACCCAGCAAATACAATTTTCCGCTCAATAACATTCTCGCATCGTGCAGCGTCTAGCCGCAAAACGTGCCAGTCATCCCGTGACTCCCATTCAAAGTCATCTTCGCAGTCAACACTCCCCCAGCCTCTGGCTGGTTCGCATCTTTTTCCAAATTCACTTGTCCTATCTTTCGGGTTACTCGCCGCAAAAATTTTAATGCGTCCCTTTGCGCCTTCCGTATCCGCAGCAGACAAAATGTTCTGTAGACCTTCCCAAACTCCAGCAGGAACTTCTTCAGCTTCGTCCAGCACAACATGAGTCCGTGACATTTTTCCCCAGATTGGGTGTGGCTTGCCTGCGCGTGGACTTGGATGGAATCCACGGAGCGTTCCAGTTCCGCTATCGCCTTTTGGCACAGCAACCAAGTGAATTCCATTCTTGCTATCGTTATTGGCTTGAATTGACTTTACCAACGTCTCTGCGCCTTCAAATTCTGGCTTAACCAATGCAGTTGTATAGAATTTCTTAATAGCTGCAAATACGTTACGTTGAGCGTGTTCCGCTGTTAATGACACAACTTTAATACAAGTATAGTGCGGGTCTCGCATCCAATCCAGCAAAAACCACGCAGCAGCACCAAACGTCTTGCCCATCGCACCAGCACCTTGAATCAATACCTTATCGTAATCAAACAAACACCTCCATGTGTCCTTACTTGATTGCGGCCTCCAGTCATAAACACTCTGACCCCACAGGATAGTTGCCGCTGCCTCAAACTGATTGTGATCCAACAAGTGCTGAACAAACTCTAACACAACCCTCTTTGCAAATGGCAAGTCCAACATAAACTTCTTGCCAGTCGCATGACTCATGTTCTCCAAGATGTATTTCGCCGCAAGCGTAATACCCATATTCTCATCAGCGTTCCCATCGACAATAGAACGAATATGCTCCGCACGTTTTAATGCGCGTAAAACTTGTACGTTATCTTCTTTCAAAGCAAGTCAGGAAGATTCCTTTCTTTGCGTCTCTCCCAAATCCAAGCCTTAACCATTTCAAGAGTCTCACTACAAGCAGGGCATTCCTTACCTTCTTCTGTTACAAACTGTCGTAATTCGCCAGTTCCATACTTCAAATAACTCCTGATCTCGTTGTCGATGTCATCTAAAACTAGCAATGCGTCAACTCCTGCCAACGCATACTTCATGTCGTGTTCTTCTTCGGGTAGTTGATATTCAATTGTTGCCTTCATATAGCTCCTTCATGTTTGCCAATTCTTGTTCTAACCTAGCCAATTCCGCTGTTAATTGTAGCTCCAATGCAGTAAGTCGTTCAGATAGTAAATTTGCGTATTCTAATGCATCATCACGTTCTAGCTCTGCTCTAGCTGCCATATCAACAGCACATTTCCATTTGTTCTCCCAACCTACAATAGTATTCCGCAACTCATAAACTTCAGTGTTACTCATAGCTTTACTAATTCAATCCCAAATTCCTCCGCTAACTCTAAAGTCGATTCATCTGTTGGGTAAGTATCGTTATACAATACTCTCCCGATTCCATAACTGGAAATCACTTTCAAACAATCGTTACAGGGAAGCGTTGTAGTTGCTATTAAACGGCATTCTAGGGGCTTTACATACCGAAGTGCGTTTTGCTCCGCATGGACAACATATTTCCGTCTCGTGGCGCGATTTTCCCATTTTTCGTCCATATGAGCAGGGAATCCGTTAAACCCACACGCAGCAATGCTATTATCATGCCTCAACAACGCCGCACCAACTTGTCGCCATGGGTCTTTGCTTTTCTTCGCGCTGACCTCAGCAATGCTCATTGCATATTCGTCCCAGTTCATTTCTTAATTCCCCAAAAATACAAATCATGCGATTGATTGTTTGTTTCAAATTGAAAAACAGAAAACATTTTCTCTATTGGAAGATTTTTTTTAACAATATCTTTATTTAAATTCATATAATAATCATTAGTAAATGGTGATGCCCATCCATCAGTCCTAGATGTTCCATGCTCTGCCCTGCCATCACAGGCACAAGTAAACAAATACAATCCACCTTTCTTTAAGTGTATCCATGTATTGAAAATAGTTGCAACCCAAAACTTATCATGCTCAAAACACTCTGTTGATATAACAACAT